TAACAAAGTACGCCCCAATCATTAAATCCAATTAGATGGTGTAAGCACCATAAAAATCAGATTGAACAGTGATAGTAATAGTAGCAGTATTAGCGTCAGTCAACTGTGGGTTAACTAACAATGCTTCTAATTTACCAATCCAATAATATTGGCTGTTTTGAACAGTACCAACACCACCAGAAGTGGATGCAAACTTAGTTGCACCAGAACCAGTAGGTGCAGCATTCATCAGCGTAAAGCGGAAGACGTGCTGGATACCATCGCCAACCATAGAACCAAGAATGTTAGTGCTTTCGTCAGCCCAATCAGAAGCAACAAAGTTCAAAGTGATTTCCATAGAAGGAGCATCAGCTTGACCTTGAATCTGTTGAGATGTCTTAGAACCATAGACTGGAACGTTAACAACGTTAGGAGGAGTACCCATAGAAGGGAACTCACGAACGTTTTTAATACGTGTAAAAGTATTACTTCCTTTAGTACCACCAACAGTATCAATCTCAGTAGCGAAAATTGCTTGAAATTCTGCAGCAGTATCTAATGCAGCTAGGGCGGAAGCAGAGAAATCGGTAGTTGGCGTTGCAACAGCCAAATCCGAAAACATACCTGCGCCAATTGAGGTAATATGTGCCATGTTTTAAACTCCAAAATAATTAAACGGGATTGAGTAAGTTGCTCTATATAAAGCAGAATTAACTGTATCAAGTCCAACATATGATAAAGCACTCTTGTTAAATTGAGTACTATTACCATTAACTGTAGACACAGATTTTCCAACTAAATAAGAATCTAATTTGTCTGCTATAAGAGATGTTCTTCTTGGTCCATTTCCTGCAGATGTAAATATATCTATAATAAGTACACCAGATATAGACGTTAAGTTTATACCGTTTCCACTAGGAATTACTGAAGCTCTTATAAATTCATTTCCAGGGTTTAACTCAATAAAGTTAACTGGAAATGTTTTTATGTTTTCGTTTTTCCATAATGTACTAGCGAAGATAGAGAAAACATCCTTTTCTAAATTTTCGTATTTACCCATTTAAGTCTCCTTATAAATTTCAGCAATTGTTATAAATTGCGTACTATTAATAATCGGACCAATTCTCCAAGTGGTATTTTCAAAGCTAAGAACATCATAGCCTGATATTTCCCCGATGTTTTTAGTGTTCAACATTGCAATCTTTTTAATGACTGTATTGTCTTTACTAGTTTTAGTTACATCAGTTATTACTGCCTTTGTTAAGACCGTTGTCGCAGTTGTTGTAACAGCATCTGTGCCAAAATCAAATGACGCACTTGATTTCTTAGATAGTGAAACTTCAATAGCAAGGTCTTTAACCATGTTAAACGCACGGTTAATATTGGTATTGATTAGTCCACTATAGCTCATTAGTTTGCTCTCCACCAAGCGTTCGCAGCAACATTGTTAAGCAACGGCTTAATTAGTCTTTGAACATTAAATGGAATTTTACTAGGAGCTATAATGGTTTTTAATTTAATCGTACCTATTTCTAAGTCAGTAACTATACCTGTATCGTCGAGTAGACCATCGTTATTTAGTAAATGATATGCTAATTCGTATACTCCATTGATAACTCTAGCTGGAACTGTTGTACCACCAACTGTGATTTCAGTTCCAATCCGAGGATCAAAATAAGTAGCATTTCTAGGAAAAGCTAGAGCTTGAGTTTCACTTACAGCAATCCCCATCCAATCCAAACCGTCAAGGATTAGCGTAGCTGTAACAAGCGCTTTGCCTTTATCTAATTCAGAGGCAGAAGTCCAAGCTGCTACGTCTAAGCGATCTCCAAAGTAAGAATCAGCTTCAGAGACAGTCGCATAGGAATTTGTACCTTTAGCGAGTGCCATAAGTGTCTCCCTTAATTAAGAATGGAATACAGGAAGAATACCAAGACTCAAAGCAGAGCTCATCTTACGAGTCCACGTACCAGTAGTAGAAGCCATGGCAGAAGTAGCACTAGCTAATGCACTAGGAGTACCAGCAGATACAGAGTACATATACTCAGCATCAGAAGGAAACTTCTCTTGTGAACCAGCCCAGTTGTAACCAGCAGGATGCAATACATAGCCCCAACGATACCAAACGGAAGTAGTACCACCACCTTTATAAGCGTTAGCATCACGATAAAGTTCAACTTGATCGGGAACAGCCAATGCTTGCATTGCAATAGCTCCAGGCAACACAATAAAGGAAGTCTTAGTGCCAACAATGTCAACACCAGGACCAGTATTAATCTTAGTCAGTTCTGCACTAGTCAAACCTTGTGCAGCACGAGTTTGAATAATACGGAATTTACCACCAAAGATTGTGTCAAAGTTAATATTACCTTCAGTAACTTTAGTTTGGTCAACTAAATTAGCTGAACGCATAGAAGCTAAAACTTCAGGAGAAGTCACTAAGTAAGCATATTCAGGCTCATAATCCTTATACGCTTGACCAAATGCATTCAAGAAGCCTTCTGCACGAGCAGCACCTTGGATAGTAGTAGTTGCAGCAACGATAGGTTTAGCAGAACCCAAATCAACATAGAAACCATACTTTTTGTCAGTGGGATCATTGTCGAAAGTTTGACCACCTAAACCAGTAGCACCAGAACCAGCTGCAGCACCATTGATAGCTTCAGAGATAGCTACGCCCTTAAGCACAGCTAACAAGCCATTATGTTCATCTTGCGCACGAGTTTCAGCAAAGTCACGACCAATTTTTGCAAGACCATCTTGTTGGGTAACAATTTGTTGCATGTTAACTTTTTCAGCACCATGCGTACGCACAGTCTTGACATAATTAACGAAATCAGAAGTGTAGCTAGTCTTAGTACCAGCAGATGAGTCAGTAAGAGAGGCAATGTTGATAGATGGATTCAAAGGTTTGAACCAACGAACCTGACCAACGAAAGTCTCAGTGTTAGTGTTAATATTAGGATTCATTCCTACAATGCCAGTGCCAGATAGTTTCTTAGCAGTTGTGTAGGCTTCGTCCGTGTATGCGCTAATTGCTTCTTGTAAAACGAAGTTATCAGCACCAGTAACGTTAGTACGAGCAGTCATTTAAATTTCCTTAGTTAAATTATTTACCAGGAAGTTTACCTTCTCTGGCCATTTTGAGTACTTCTTCTTGTGACATCTCGAAAAGAGATTTCTTATCACTAGAAGTG